GGACTGTTCGACAAACCAGCGAAGAAGGAGAAAGCCCATGTCTAAGGCGACGCTCGATATGGTTGTGACGAAGAAAGGGGCTGCGGCGCCGGCAACCTTGGAAGGAAGCAACCAAGGAACCAAGGAACCAAGGAAGGAAGCAACCAAGCAAGAACCTGAGAGAGAGGCGAGAAAACGCCCGTGGGACGGCCAAGACGATGTGATAAAGGCCAATTATGAAGTGCCGCGCCGGATTCAGACGAAACTCCACACCCTCAAGACATGGGGGAGGATCGAAAACCTAAAGGGGTTCGTGTCTGAGGCGCTTGAGAAGGCGCTAGACAGGGAGATTGCGGCAGCAGAGAAGGAGGGGTACTGAAATGATTCCACGCATTAAGCATGTGCCGAACGATCAGCAGCTAAACGCCATGATCCAAGACGGAATGATCGCAAAAATGGGCGTGGCGACGTTCGGCGTGTTCTGCTACCTGAGCACTAAACAGTTTTTTGGCGAGCCGCCTCCCTCTCTAGCAACAATGTCCAAGCAGTTGGGCATGAGCGAAAAGCTCGTCCAGAGTGCCCTCAACTACCTGGTCGAACTGGGTTACGCCGAGATTGCGGGGGCATAGTGAAGTCAACAATCGACACCAGCTACACCACGGCGCAGCAGGATCTATTCGCGTCCGGACTGGCCGCAACCATCGGCAGCAACGCCTTCATGCTATGGACGGCCATCAAGCAGCACGCGGACAACGACACCGGCGAGGCTGACCCAGGAATGCGCCGGCTGGCAGCAATGACCGGGATGAGCCTGTCAACTGTCTCCGAGAGCGTGAAGATACTGGTCGCGAATAAACTGCTGCGCGTGCTTGAGAAAGGGAAGGGGAAGGCGGGAACCCGCTACATAGCGCGTGAACGCATGGATATACGGGTCGGGAAGCGGATTCTATGTACGGTCGTTATCGATTACGTGCCGTGGCACATGGGCGAGAAGATCCAGGCTATTGGGGATGCCGTCAACAAGCAGGGGCGTGTCGACCCTGAAGCGCTTGCCGAATGCGAGATCATCCCTGGAGAGGGTTTCCGATGGGATCCAGAGCGAGGCGTTATGGCCGGATCACTGCCGCCAGATGATCTTCGACCGGCGCCCGAACCAATCGACGAGGAAAACGCCCATCCGGCCGTCCGCCGATTGATGGACACTCGAAGGCGCATCGAAGGATCGCGCGGCTGAGATGCTTTTATAAGATATAGATAGTTCTGTTCGGCTAGAGTAACGCTACGGGGGTTTAGCGTTCGGCTGGCGTAACGCTAGCATTTTCTAGCGTTACTCAGAGCGAACGCTTAAAAGTTATCCACAGGCTTAGCGTTACTGTAGCCGAACGCTAAATGACTCCCTAGCGTTCCCATAGCGAACACCCATCAGAAAGTTCGATCACTTCTATTATGTCAAGTCGAAGAAAGCCGGCCACCCAACGCCGGCCACGCAATCAGCCGAATTGACCATCAAGCAGCAGGCGCGCATTCATCCCGTCAATTTCCGTCCAATGCTTTTCATGGTAATTTTTGCAGTACGGGCACTTCTGCCAGTGAATCTCTGCGACCTTCCCGCATTCGTCGCACTTGCGCAATGCGTTCGAGAATGCCGCGGGATCGCGCTTTTTGTAGGTTATGGCTCCCATTACCTAATTCCTCATTTGATAGGGGCAATGGGATTCTACCGACAAAAGGTTGACGCGCGCTATCCCCGACTGTCTGCTTGCACACGTGGATCCGCCTGTGCTTTCCCGCGAAAGAACGAGGCCACGCCGAGCACCGCGCCGATTGTCAGCGTCATATCTGCCGACAGAGTGACCGGCTGCACGTGGAAAAGCGGCAGGATGAACAGTGAGGCGACGTAGAGGCCGAACATGAAGCCGATGAATGGGCGCCACGTGTATGACGGCCAATGATCTGCCTTCGATTCCGCCTGCATCGTCTCGTTGACGGCGCCGATAGCGTCAGAACCGGCCTTAATCGACGCCTGCTCGGTTGCCGCGCTGATCTGCGCCATCGACACCTTAAAGTCGTTGTCGGCCTTTTGAAGCGCCGCAATCGCGTCCGGCGAGAGTCCGGCTTGAATCGCCTGCGTCACCTGGTCGGATGTGCCGTCCTGATGCCCGAGCACGGCGCCACTCACCGCACGCAACGCGGCGCCAGCCACCATGCCGGCGGGACCGCCGACGACAGACAGCGCCGTCGCCAGAGTCGGCGCGACGCCGCCAAGAATCGATTTCCAGTCCATGTCAGGCCCCCTTGCGCATCATATCGGCGAGGCGTTGAGCCCTGCCCTTTACTTGCGTTGCCCAAGCGCTCGCGAGCATCCCATCGGCTGCGGCGTCGTACTTGCCCTGGCGCATCGCAACGAGCGTGTTGCGGAACCCAAGCAACTTCGTGATCCCCAAATTGAACGCCATGTTAGCGAGCGCGCGCTGTCGCACGTCATTGAGATCCGTCCACCACGGCAGGTTTCGATCGAGATCGTGAAACACGTCCTCTAGGTCGTCGTCGAGAAGCGAATTGACTTGCGTGTCGTTGAGCGGACATTTCCAGCCGGCCGGCAGCGGATGCGCCTGAAGGTTGTGTCCGACGCCGACCGTATCGATGCCCTTCGTGTCCTTGTAGACCGAATAACGGACACCCTCGTCGCGGCGCAGCTCTGCGATCAACGTTTGGCGGTTCTGGTTATTCATCGACATTCGCATCCCCTTTTCGCAGGCGCTTTACGGTCGAGTAGATTTGCAAAACCGTGTAGGCAATAGAGAGCACGAGCAGGATTCGGGGGAAATTTGCATCCCCCCAGGAAAGAGCGGTCACATACCAAGACGGCGCAGTCTTCATGACGGCGCCCGCGGTTTCTTTCATGGGATATCCAGAAATGAAAAAGCCGCCCGGAGGCGGCTTGTGCATGGTCAATGACCTTTTGCGATGTAGTTGATATAAATCGTGCCGGTAGTAGCCCCGCCAACTTGGATGCCGAACCCGGTTTTGCTGAATGACGAATTGACGACGTTCACCGTGTTCGTGCTGAAGCCGCCAGCCGGATTGCCGTTAAGCGCAACGACCGTATCGCATGCAGTTGTGAAAGGGCTTGCGAACGTCACAGAACCACTGCCAGCAGTCAGAACGACAGGAACGCTCGCGGCCCATCGCTCTTGATTACCCGATGTGCTCCCATGCGCCCCGGGATTGCCGAGCACGTCAAAGCACAGAACGTTGTTCGTCTGTCCGCTAGAATCGGAAAGCGGGTTCGTCACGGCTTGGAGCGAGTTTGTCTGCGCGAACGTGATGTAATTGTTCCCGCTGCCAAGGACAAGCCCATACTCAAGGTTGACGAACGTGTTAGCGTCGATCAGCGTTTGCGTGTTCAAGCCATTCGGATTCGCCTGATAAACGATGCCATCGCGCGCCGTTGCGTGCGTTGTCGTCATGCCGGAGAACACATTCCCGCGAATCATGTTGGCCGCCCACAGGCCATGATTCGTGTCGTTCATCAGGAAGTTAATGCCGACCCACGTTGGAACCGCAACGCCTGTATCGTAGGCGTAGAGCAGATTGTCGACGATATCGATCCACATCATGTTCTGGATCGAAATGCACTTGGATACGCAGTTGATGTTGCAGCCCGCCACGCGCACGTAAAGATGCTGAACGCTCGACGCCAGGTTAAAGCCGATGTTGTTTGCGACAAGAAGGCTGTTCGTGAGCGTCATGCCCTCGAAGCCCTGATTGTTTCCTTCGCCGACGACATACAGCCCGTTGTCGCAGAAATACACGTTCGTTTGGTCGACGTACCAATCGCCAGCCTGCGAATCAGTGTCGATCTTGAGGCCGAATGAGCCGGCCGTATACCCGCCGCTGCCAGTGTTCGCGTTGGCGACTCGCACACGGTTGACCTTGAGCGTCGTCGCGTTGAACAGACGAATCCCGCCGCTGAAACCATTCGCGAGCGTTGCGCCGCAAACTTCGACATCCTCGATCGTCACCGCGCGCACGGTCGAGCCATTGCTCCCGCTGCTGTACGAGACGTTCAGAAGTGCCGTGCTTGTGTTCAGCGTGTCGCCAGATTGCAGCGATACGCCGCTCAGGTGGAACTGATACGCCGGAAACGCCGGCAGAGATCCGCCCGCATGCGTCCAGCATGCATTGCTCGCGAACATAATGCGAGTGCTCGACATACCGCTACCGCGCACTGTCACCGCGCCAGAACTGCTGATGCCCGTCGTGATGTGGTAGTTCGCAGCAGTCGCCGGAATGTCGAGCCGCGTGCCAGCGATCGAGCACCACGTAAGCGCCGCTGTGAATGCCGCCGAATCATCGGTCGTGCCGTCGCCTTTCGCGCCGAATTGCTTAGGCGAGACGCTATCGAATACGCATAGTTTCCACCGGCCGCCGTCCGCGCCTACGATGATCGTGCCGCCGTTGTCTGCGCTCGACGTGTCCGCCGCGTCGTAGGTGTATGCGCCGCCACCGCCATCGTGCGCAGCATAGTAGCCAGTGACGAACGCGCTGGCGTAAGTCAGCTTCGAACATGCACGAAGCGCCGCAATCGAGTTGACGACGCGAAGGTTCTTAGACTTGAAGAAATCCGCCAGCGTGCCGCCATCGAAACCGATCAGCGCCGCCCCCGGCGAGGTGCCACTTGCCAGAAGGTCAGCCGCGTTGGCCGCTGACGCAACGATCTGATCCCATATCGTTACGTTTGACGCGTCCTTGACGACTTGCCTGAATGTTCCGCTACCCCACACAATCGCTTGCCCGCGGCTATCGAGTTGGATAGGATTCGTGTTGGGGATCGTGCCGGCTGAATCCTGATACGTTGTGAGCGGGTTTGTCGTGCCCGGCGCGTAGAAGTACACCGAGCCGTTAGCGAGCGGGGCGCCGTTCTGGTCGATCCACTGATTTTTGCCGTTCGGCAGAATCTGCATGCGTGCCTCAATAAAAAAACCCCGCACTAGGCGGGGTCGAGGGATAAGAAATGAAGGCGATTAAATGGCTGTTTCAGGTTGCGGCGCTTGTGCTGGTGATCTGCACGCAGGTGTGGATTCCGCTGATGATCTATGCGGCAGTGACGGACGATCGAGAGAGCCAGTGGGTATGGAACTGGCTCGTCGACATCATTTCGCCGATTGACCGCGCTTTGAGTTCGCGCGCATGATCTCCTGCAACTTGTTCGCATCGCCCTGAAGGCGCTTGGCGGCAAGCCCCGAAGCGAGCTTGTTGCCGGCCCAGTTACCAGCGCCAGCGCCAGCGCCAGCCGCGGCGCCGCCACTGATGGCGCCACCGATGCCACCGCCAATAGACGCGCCGAGCTTGCCCGCGTGCTTCTCGATCAAGCTTTCTTTGCTCAAGCGCTGTGTTTGGAGCCCCGCGCCTTCATACGAGTGAACGCCCGGCATGATCTGGCCGCCATAGTTCAACGTGTGAAAGTTCGCCACCTCGTCAGGCGGGAAGGTTTCGGTGATCTTCTGGCCGACAACCGAGTTCAGCGTCTTATTGACGCTGTTCTGATTCCAAACGCCGGTTTTGCCTGCGCCAGCTTCGTGAACCTCCCGAGCAAGAGCGCCTGACATCTCGTTGCGAGCTGCTGCTGCCATCTGCTGCAGATCTTGCGGGACAGGCGGCATGCCTTCCGGCGCACCACGAACGATGCCGCGCGAAAGATCGTCTAGCGTGTTGTAGACATGGCGCCATTGATCCAGCGGCATATTGTTCAACTTCGACGTGAGCTTTTCGAGCGACGTGCCGTCCTTGATCCCGTTCGCATCGGCGCCACCAAAAATCTTCGAGATCGCTGGCGTGTCCATGACGGTCTTTTCTGCCCGATGGATCGCGTCGCCGAGCTTGTAGGCATCCGAGCCCGCAGCAGCAGAAACGTCCTGGTCGATCGCGCGGTTGATAGCCGCGATCGTGCGCGCGTTGTCAGGCGACCAGCCGGCATTGTTCGACTTGCGCACGGCATCCCATGCGCCGACGCTTCCCGGCTGATGCACCTCGCCTGTGATCGGGTCTTTAAACCCGGTCGTGCGGGCAAGATTAATCAGCTTTTCAGCACCAGACACGACGCCTGTGTGGCCGTTGCGCTCGGCTTCCGCGAGGAACTGAGGGTCTTTGAGCAGCGTGTCGACGTGGCCCGATTGGATCGGGTTGCCGCCAGACTCGACTTTCGCCTGGTCGTAAATCTGATTCTTCGCCTGCTTGAAGTAATCAGCCAGGCCGCCTTCACCATGAAACGCGTCGTTGATGACCTGGCCGCGCTGCTCGTTGTTGATGAGGTTCGGATTCGCGCCCGTTGCCTCAATTCGCTGCTGTGCGTAGTCGGACAGCGCCTGCTGCTCCTTGGCGATCTGCGCGCGCAGTGTTACCTGCTCGGGCGAGTTGTTCGAGCTTTTCGACAGCGTGTGTTCGCTTCGCAGCGTGTCCTCGTTGCCGGTCACGACGCCAGTTCTCACCTGGCCGTGATCTTCTCCAAGGATCTGATTTGCGATCTGCGCGCGAACTGCCTGTTCTTCCGGTGCGACGTCGCCAGCACTCTTTGCGACCTTGACTTGCGGGAATGCACTGCTTCCGCCGCGCGCCGCTTCTTCGCCGGTAAGTTGGCCGGCATACGGGTTCGTATTGGCTTCTGCCGCGCCCACGCCCCTCAGCGTTGCGCCCTGTGAGGATGCGTTCGGCGTTGCACCTGCGGCAGGACCGGCAGACGGGCCACGCTTTGGAGTCGGACCTTGCGGAGCGGCGCCGGGAGCAGCTTGCGCCCCGCCGATGCTCGGCTCGACACGTTCGGCCGCCGCGACCGGCTTCGCAACCGCAGCACGCAGCGCATTCGGCGCACCCTTGAGCGCACCAATCGCAGCCGGCGCTGCAACGTTCGCGACGACGGTCGGAACCTGATCGTTGATCGTCGCCATCAGCGGATTCGTCGCGCCCTTCACGAACGTGTCGTCGTAGGCTTTGCCGACAGCCGACAGCGCCGGGCCGACAGGCGATGCCATCACGGCGTTCTTGATGCCCGTTGCGGACTCGCCAAGGCCCGCCAGAGCCTGCTGGCCGCCCTGCGTCTGCGGGTGATATGTCAGAGCATCAGCGACCTTGTTGCCGGTCGCCTGCGCGTCCTTGTAGTTGCTGCCGAGCGCAGCCGCACCAAGGCGCGTAACGCCGCCAGCCAGGCTGCCAAGTGCGCCAGTTGCCAGAGTGGCGATAGGCTCGACAGCGCCGCCGATGATGTCGAGCGGCGTCGTGTCGTGCGCTTGCGATGCGGCAGGCTTTGCAGCAGTCGTCGGCGTTGCATCGAACTGATCCGCCAACGATGACGGCGCAGCCGATGCCGCGGCAGGCTTTGCCGTTGAAGAAGCAGCCGGCGCCGCTCCCTTCTTCGGCGCCGCGCCTATCGAGTCGAAATCGTCGGCAAGGCTCATTGAATAGCACCCATCCCTTCAAGTGTGCGGATCTTGCTGCTAAATGCCTTCTGATCCGCGGGGCTCATGCTGGCTTTGAAGCTCGCGCGCTGTTCGGGCGTCATGCCTTGGAACTGCCACACGCGCGGGTCGGCGGCCTGATTGAACTTCGAGAGCGTCGATTGGTATCCGGCGACGTCGTTGTTCAGCTTGAACGGCTGAAGCAACTGCTGCTGCGCGAGCGCCATCTTTTGCGAGCCGATGACCTGATCGGCGGCATCTTTAATTGCTTCGGCGGTCATCGTGCCGTGCGGGTTTGCCGCGGTCGCCAGCGCGCCGGCCGCATCCGTTCCGCCCGCACCTTGGCGCGACGTCAGCGATAGGCGCGCCATGTTCTTCTGCAACAGGTCCGTTGCCGTCGAAATGTCGGTCTGGCCGCCTTGGCCGAAGATGGAGAGGATGCCGTTCACCGCCGCGAGCTTGTCGCCTTGCTTGCCGGTAAGCGCCTTGTCGGCATACGCCTTGATGTTCTGCGCGATGCCGATGTTCGTCTGCGCGTTCTGCGCGTCGTTTCCGACGGCGGTCCAATGCTTGTTCACAACGTCGACGTTGCCGTCGTTCGAGCCCTGCACCCCCATCGCCGGGCCAGTCGCAACGAAGCCGGCCGGGGCGCCAGGGGCGGGGCCGCTCGGAAGCGGCGCGGCCTGCCCGTTACTGGTCGGCATGTTTGTCGGCATCGCAACAGACGGAAGCGGAGGCGGGCTACCTGCCCCACCGAATCCGGGAAGCGAGTTTCGCGGCGCGATGCCCGGCACGCCGTTTTGGTAGACGGGAACCGGCGCGGTTGCCGTAGCTGGGTCGAGCGCCTTGTTGATCGATCCCGTCTGCGCGACATCGCCAGACACAGGGTTCGTGTTCGTAAGCAGGATTTGATCGCCCTTGTCGATCGCGCCAGTCTTCGGAAGCATGATGCCGAGCTGCTGCGCTTGGCCCGCGGCCTGTGCGACGTGATTCGCCGCCCACTGCTGCAATGCGCCTTTCGGTGCGTCGGCGCCAGGCATATCCGCCAGAGCTTGAGCGGCGATCTGCGGCGTGATCTGCCCGCTATCGATCGCGCGGCCGACAGCCGCCGTAACATCCGAAGCGGTTGCATTCGGGTTGTTCGCGATAGATCCGGCTGTTTGATAGGCCCACCCTAGATGCTTCTGCGCGCTATCGAGTTGGTCGTTACTCAGCCCAATATCGCCGCGCGCCAGCGTCTGCTGCTGCTGCTTCTGCGTGTTGATGCCCTGCACAACGTCGCCGAGCTTGAACCCTGCCGCGGGATCTTGGCTGATGATCGCCATCAGCTTGTTATTGTCGACCTGGCCGGTCTTCGGATCGGTCGCCTGCTGATACGCCCGAGAGATGGCGCGATTGGCGTCTAGCCCCTGCTGTGCGGCCTGGCCGTTAGCGTTGTACGCGCGGAACTGTGCGACCTGCAACGCCGTCTGCAGCGGGTTAGTCGGCTGCGGAGCGTTCGCGTTTAGTGCGATCGAGGTATCAAGAGCCATTAGATCGTGAACCCATATGAGTTGGTGCCGGTCGTCGTCCCTGCATTGCTTGTGCTGCCGGCGTTATTGCTCAGTAGCGCGTATGTCGATGCTCCGTTCGCAATGCTGCTCAGGCCACTAGAGAGCGCATTTGCGCTGCCGATCGTGCCGGATGCGCTCGCATTGGCTGCGCTTGTGAGTGTGTTGCCGATGCTGCTGGCCGTCTGTGCGCCGAGCGAACCTAGCCCCGCCGCTGCGTTCTGGCCGCTGCCGACGACGCTTTGCAGGCGGTTGACGTTGTTCGACGCCGTGTTGTAATTCGTGTTGTACGTCTGCAAGGCGCGGCTGTACACGTCGTTGTACGTCGAATCTGCAAGGCCAGTCGCATAGGTGGACGCGCCCTTTAGCGCCGCTCCCGACGTGCCAAGACCGCGTGCGGCAGCGCTGTTTTGCGTCGCCTTCAACCCCTGATTGAGCGTGAACTGATACCCGGGCGTCGCCTGCGCTTCCGCTTCCGTTGGCGCGCTGAATTGCTGCGTCAATGTCGGATTGGACAATGCGGCTTTTAGCGGGTTAATGTAGCTCGAACCCAAGTCCATATAGGGTTGGAGGTTCTGTTGCGTCTGCTGCCACTGCTCGTTCTGAAGTTCTGCGGCGTAGTTCGCGGCATCAGCCTGCTTGCTCGCTGCGCTCTTTGATGCGCTCGAACTCATAGCGGAGCCGGCCACGCCCGCGACAGCCGCCCCGATGCCTACTGCTGCTGCAACCATGTTTTAATCCTCTAGCCACTTGGAATAGGTCGTTTCGACCGGCTCGAACTTCAGGAATCGAAACAGCGCCGTCGCGTCGTGCGCGTTCTTGCTGCCAACGAACCACAGCTTGACGCCTCGGCGCTTCAGTTCTTTTTCGACGAACTTAAACAGGCGAACGCCAACCATGCCGGTGCGCTTATCCGGACGGACAAAGAAAATGTCAGGCGAGCAGGTAAGGCAGGATTGATAGTGCAATCCAGGCGCAATGAAGCACAGGAAATAGGCGACGATTTCGCCAGCCTCGCGCCCGACAACCGTCATCAGCGAGCCGTCACGCTCGCGCGCGTGGTACGCAGCCAACTGAGGATCGAGCGGAACATCGTGCGCTTTGTGCAGCGAGATTTCGCCGTAGTGCTCATGCAGGAGCGGAAGCATTTCGCCGTACACGTCCGAGAATTTCTCGACTGCGAATGTAATCATCAGAACCTCAAGTCGACGACAAGGTGAATGCGATCCTCTGCCGAGTTGTTGATTACTTCGTGCTCGATCGCGTTTTGGAACCACCACACTTCGCCTGGACGCATCCATACCTGCTCGTCACCGCAGCGGAACACGTTGCCCGGCTCAGACTGGATGACGATGTGATAGCGATCCCAATACTGCGCATGCCACGGCGAGTCGGCGTGCGGGAAAATGCGCCCGCCAGGAACCACGCGATTTAGCATGCAGCGGCCGAGACGGGTTGCACCCATCGACGACATAAGCGCCATGATGTGCGCGCGGGCCTCGGGTAGCGCGTTGACTTCCTCGCGCCACGGACATTCGTGCAAGTCATGGCCGGCGAGCTTGTTCTGCTTGTAGAGTTCAAGCTGCTCGTCGTTCTCGACATTCACCTTGTCTTGAAAGCGCAGATAGATCGTGTCTGTTTCGCCAAACGGCCCCTGCGGGAACTTGCGCAAGAAGTCGTCTGCCTTCCATAGATCCGGCTGGCGATAGACGGCGTTGAGTAGCGGCTGAACGTTCAGCCCTTCCGCGATCTTCAGGAAGTTTCTCAAGAGAACAAGCCTCCCGCCATCGATTGAATCGTCGCGGCGCTTGCTGTGTCGCACTTGTCTTGCAGCGAGTCGCCCGGCCCCATCACAGGAATGTCGACCAAAATCGTCTGGAACGGCCCGATTGACTGGTTGTAGAACGCATTGCCGGTGCCAGCAGAGCCACCAGAAGGCACCGCATAGAGCGTCGGCGTGATCGATGCGCTGCTCGTGTTCGTGATGCTGACTCGACCGCCGCGCAGCAGGACGTTTGCCGGGTTAGTCGGCACGGTGTATCGGTTCGTGACGGTAGTCGCCAGCACCGCGGGCGCGAAGAACTTCGAGTAATTGATTGCCATGGATTAACCTATTCTCGTAACTGTTGCGCGCACAACCTGGTTGAATGTGGTCGTCTGCGTCGTCTGCACGCTCAGCCCGGAAACCGAGATCGTCTGAAACGTGCTGTTATTTGAGAGTGCAATTCGCGAGCTAGCGCCATCAGTCAAAACCACGGCGAAAGCGCCATAGCTGGACGCGTCGTTGACGTTGCCAAGATTCGCGTAGACCAAGTACGCCGAGGCCATCGGGCGATTTGGCAACGTGTAGACGGTTGTCGCGACGCCTGACGACGCCACCGCTGAGCCGATGCCCGTCTGAAATTTCGGAGCGGACACCGTGTCGCCAAAACTCGCGCCGATAGACAGGTTCGCCAGCGATATCGGAGTGGACTGCGACGCCTCCAACTCATCAAGCCGGCGCATGACCAGCGAGAGATCCGGCTGCGTTTGCGTCGCGCTTTCGAGGGCATCGAGCCGCGCCAGAATGCTGCTCATGTTCTCGGGCGCGCGCTGCTCAGACCATAGATCCTCGACGCCGCGCAGAGCCTGAATCGTCGCGGCGTTCTGAGGCGGGACGTCCTGCGATATCTCGTCTTGCTGCTGAAGCGTGTTGATATCGATCGGCGAGCCCGGGCCGCCCGTCCGATTGAACAGAGCGAGGAAGAAGGCGAACCACTGCGGCGACATTCGCCCATCAGCCATCACAACAGGGGCGGTCGGATTCGGAAGGTTCGCGTTTGTGTTGCTCATGTGCGCGCCCTCGAAACGTCCACCCATGCGCCGTTGAGCGCCGTCTTAACAGGAGACGACCACGACAGCTCGAACACGCGGTCGCGCGCGTAGCCGAGTCGCTGCCATTGGATCGAAGTTAGGAACTCGCCCACTTTGCCAAGCGAGCCCGTTACCGCATTGCCCCACGATCGCCCGCGGTCATCCGACCAACGCAAGCGAATTTCAGGCGCATCCGTGTCGCCCGGCAAGCCGTTGCCGACTTCCATGTCGGCGATGAACTGTCGGAACAGCACGCGGTTGCCGTCAGCGCCCGAGATATGCGGAAAGGAGCGCACATACAGCATCGGCGCACCGTTATCCGAATACGAATTCGGGTCGAGCATGTAGACGTTTCCGTTCTTGCAATCGCCGACGAGATTGCGGCCGCCGTTGAACGAATGGCAATTCATGCGATGGCGACTCTGCGAGCCGTCAGCTTCAAGATGCGCGCGCTGGTGCCATTGGCCGGTAGCCGTGTCGAAGCACCACGTCTTGTTGGCGGTCGGAAATGTCAGCACATAGAAGGCATGGCCGCCTTGCAGATACGATAAGCCGATCGCGTCATCAATTCGGCTGTACGTCTGGAACTCAGCCTCAATCGCATGCGTTGAGATCCGCTCCGCGGCGTAGTTCTTGCCGGCGAACACGCAGCCCTGCCCTTGCAGGTCTTTCGACAGCCAGAACAGCGCGAGATCGATCTTTGCAACCGAATATTTGGCCGCGCAACCATGCTCAAGGAACACGCCAGGCATGCGGCCGAACGTAAAGTCGGATGCGCCTGTGTTGTACCAAACTTCGGTTGTCAACTCACCGAACAGCCATACTTCCCGATGCATCACGGCGAGCGTGACAAGGTTGTCGGGATACGTCGACTTGCTGGCGATGTCGAGCGAATCGAACGCTATGTCTCCATATTTTGAGATATAGAACTGCTGCGTCGAAGGCTTGTTGAAGACGAAATAGCCGTCGACATAATCAACCTTATCCGCGCCGTAGAACGCAGGGTCGCTCACAGGGACAAACGCGTTCGTCGTTAGGTCGATCGTGTAGCCGTTCGGCGTGCCGTCGACGATAAACACGTTGAATGTGTTGTCGACCATCGATACGGGGCCGGTCGCGCTCGTCAGAGTGCCTAGCGCGGTGTACGCGTTCAGCACATCGACAAAATAGACCGTCTGTCCGACGACATCGAAGCGCTTGCCGTTCGTTGCGGTATAGATGCAGCGCGACTCGCCAGCAACAGGAGGCGACGATACGAGCGTCAGGCCGGGCGTCGGGTAATGCGTGACTGGCGCGGTCGCGTCCTGCGGGTTGTTTTCCGGGTACAGGTTCACGGACCTTTGTGCGTCCGCTATCAAGCTGCGAGCCGCATAAGCGCCGCCAGTCAGAGGGATTCGCATTTAGTAAGAATTTCCGCTGTATATGTTGAATCGTTGCTTGCTGCCAAGCCCGCGCGGCATCGTCATCGATTGCCCTTGCCAGTTCATGCGCTTTACTACGCGCTTCGCGTTCATCGCAAGCTGAACCAGCGCACGTTGCGGCTCGATCTGATACGACGGAGCGAGATACAGCGCGAGGTTGTAGCGAATCGCCGCCATGTACTCAGGCGGAAGGCTTACAACCGTTGCCGGCGCCGCAAACTGCGGCAGCGCTTCCATCGTCACGATGTGCAGCTCGAACGTGTTGTTCGGGACCGGGTAGAAAATCAGATTGCCGAGCGGGAACGCCGGGTCGTAGTAGACATACGACGGGAAGGATTGAAGCGCCTTCAGAGCAATGCGCGAATAGTCCTCGCGCGAGTCGATGATCGCGACCGGATAATCAATCGGCGTTGCGCTGCCGGCATTCAGCCGCGCGTAAGCCGCATTGATCGCGATCGGCCGCTGGATGTTGAAATTGCCGCCTGCGCCTACCGTGTACGACTGCGCGCCGGTCGACGGAATGGCGGTATCCACCAAGTGATAGACGCTCAGGCGTTCGCCCTGCCACTGACCAAGCATCATGTTCAGCGTAGCGAGCGCGTCTGCGGTGTCTTCAGCCGATATAGCCTGACCGATTCCGAGTGCGCCTATGTCCTTCAGCGCGAGCGTGATGAGGTCAACGGCAGTTGTCATCAGACAGCCTCAAGAGCGGCCCGAATCTTGTCATCGGACCAGCGTTTATCGATCTTCACGCCCTTTTCGGCTGCGATCTGGATCAGGATTTCGCGCTCGTCTGCCGTATCGGCGCCAAGCAGCGCGGCTTCTTCTTCTGCCGATTGAACGAGCGCATCGCCAATCCACTTGGGATAGGAAGCAAACTCGGGTTTCTGCTCGCGCGGAACAGGCGGAACGTATTCCGGCACCGTGTAGCCGGGGAGCGCGTCGAGCTCATCCTGATTCGCAACCAAGCGTTGCGCACCATCGGGGCCAGTCGCCCACGCGGGGAATTTTTCGTATGCCATTGGCTCGTCAGAATGAAAAACCCCCGCCGAAGCGGGGGCCGATTGCTGGATCAGAGACATCAGCGGACGATACGGCAGGCAAGTTCCGGATATACCGCGGCCCACCCGTACAAAACATCAATTCGACAAGGAACCGTATCCGTACCGATCGCGTACTGACGCGAGATACGCATGCTGATGCCCTTGTGCATGCGACGCGCGCCCCATGCGCCGTACTGCGACACGTCTTCCAAGTCGGCGGTCACGAGCGTGAACGCATCCTTGTGATACGCGAGGTTCGCGCTGTACTGCGTCGACGGCGCAACATCCCACGTCACGACAGCAGCGTTTGCCGGGCCAGCCGAAACCGTCTGATACTGCTGGTTGCTTGCCGCGGTGTTGATCGCCGGGAAGATCGACAGCGTTGCGTTGCCCGAGCCGTCAGCCGTTGCCGGTGCGGTCACGGTGAACTTGCGCAGCACGCCGGTCGACTGGCGGTTCTGCGGGTTCACTGCGTAGACGCCCGCGATCTGGAACGTATCGCCCTTCGCGACGGTTGCGGCAGCGCCGAGGCCGGTCACGGTCAGCGTCGAGCCGGTTTGACCAGCGCCGGAAACGGTGCCGTTCGTGCGCGTGCCGGACGTGAACACGTTGATGTTCTGGTCCATGCCGATGTCGAAGCCGAGCGACGAAGCCTGGAAGATGCCGGATTCGTACTGAGCGCCGATCGAGCGCGACGGGTTGAACAGGCCGGATGCAGCCTTGACCATCGATGCGTTCGTCGCCGGATCCCACACGACCGTGCGGCTGCCATCGCGCGGCGTTGCTTCGTTGTCGAGCACGCTGCCAGCGGAAAGAAGCGTTGCAATGTCGTTCGGCGTGGTGCCGACCGTGCCCACGTTGTTCGCGACGTTGGCAGCGAGGCCAAGACCGTCGAAATCGATCTTGTTGGCGATCGTCGCCATTGCCGGCTTGATGTAGCGATCAGCGAACTCGTCGACAACCAGCGTCAGTTCTTGCGAGCTGAACGTGAAGTCAACGTGGAACTGAGTCGTCAGGCTGATCGGCAGCGACGATTCGTTCACGTTTTCGATGTTCAGGTTCGGGCCGGTCGTACCGACAAAGCGGTTCGGCTTGCGCGCGTTGACGGTCGAACCGATCTTCGCGCCGCTGACGGCGAATTCCTTGCTGTATTCGCGGTTTGCGCGCGAGGAGAACGTCAGGTTGTTCTCCAAGATCATCAGCGATTCGTCAAGGATCTTGGTCGGGGTAAGAAGCGTATTTGCCATTTAAGTGTCAGCCTTTGTTTCGTTTCTTCCAAGCGATGTATTCCGCCGTCGAGGCGAACTCAGCCGGCTCGACAGGTGCGGATTTGCCGCCAACCGGGGTAATCGGTGCGGGCGCTTTGGAAACTTGTTTCGGGGTAGGTGCGCTAGTGCCGGCTTTCGCCTCAAGGCGAGCCAGTTCAAGCGCCATGCGCAACGGGGGAAGTGAAAGGATGCGTTCGGCTGTCTCAGGGTCTTGACCCAAGGCGTGAAGCACCTTGTGGCCGTTATCCATCGACGTGATTGCTTCAAGGAAGTCGGGCGATGCACCGCCGAGCATTTGGAACGTCTTCAAGGACGAATCCCATTCGCCGCCAAACTCGGTTTTGCCCGCGTCGAACACCTTGTTGCACGACTCATCGAACCTTTCCTGCTGAACCAGCCGCTTTGCCTCGGCGCGAATCTCGTCCTGCGTCATTGGTCGCGATTCAGGCTGCTGATTCGGCGAACTCTCGCGCAAGCGAGCCTCAGCCGCTTCAGCCCTCAGAAGCGCTTCCTTTCGTTCATTCGCAAGCTGATTGATGCGACGCTGAACCCATTCATGCTTAGGTTTTTGCGCCTGCTGCTCCTCGGCCCCAGCGGTTTGCACGGCGCCCGATTCCGTGTCGACTTCGACGGGCAGTTGCGCCTGTTCCTGTTCCGTAGGCGTTACGGCTTCCACTTCTTGACCAACTTCGTTTTCTTGCATTGACATGGATTGATCCACGAGATTGACCCGGTGATACCGCACCGGTACGGGGTTATTGCTGTTGAGCAGGCAAAGAAAAACCCGCACTAGGCGGGTTCGGTTGTTGCGGCGTTTGTTGCATCGGATCGGGCGGTGGAGCACCGCCTTCTGGCGCGCCGGTCTGCATCATCTGCATGACGACTTGCGTAGCCAGGTGAGACACAAGCGCGGGGTCAACGGGCCCCAGAGCCTGCATGCGCTTCGTTTCCGAGTCGTATGCCTTGATGTTCGTCTCCTGCTGATCCTTGCCCTGCTTCGCCTCTTGAAGCTGCTGCGTCAAGTGCTCGATCATCTGGCCCATGTGCTGCATCTTCTGCGTGGCGTCCTGCATTTCAGGCGTCGGGCCTTCGCCCAAGATCGCGGGCGAGATCGTGCGGTGCAGACGTTCGGCCACTTCATCAGCCATCGGGAAGTCGGCCGCCTTGAACAGCAGGTCGCCAGCCACCTTCATCAGCTCTTGATCCTGCGACATGATCTGCGTAAGCGCGTTGAACGCTTCCTGACGGCGCGTCTCGTAGTTCGGGCCAACCTCTACCGTTACGTCATAGCGGCCGATGCCGGGGTTGTAGATCAGTTGCACGTCCTTCAGGTGATCGCGCTGGCTCTCTGGCGGCGCCGGCTGTCCGTCAGGCGTTCCGACCGGATGCGCTTGATCCGGATCGAACTTCGCGAACGTCTCCGTCCCGTCCTCGCCGATGATGCGAATCACGCGCTGCGTGTCGTAGATCTTCGGGATCAGGTCGATCAGCACGCGGCCTGTGTAGCGGATTGCGCGCGCAACGTTGTCGATGAAGTGATACGTTGCGCGATCACCCTGCCGTTGCCGTGCCTGAATCGCGACGCCCGCCTGCGCGTTCGATTGCTGGCCGAACTGTTCCTGATACTGGCCGGATGCCATCATCAGTTCCTGCTGCGCTGTCTGCATGCCTTGCAGGTACGCAGAAGCGCCTACAGGCGGCTGCTCGCGCGTAGGGCGATCAATGGGAGAGCCGTCCTCTTTCAAGCCGTTGTAGGGCAGATACGGCAGATTGTCTTTGTTCGCGTTCGCCCATTCGGATTCGAATCCTTCAAACGCCTCAATCGGGCCGACGAATGGCGTTTTCGTCTGAAGCGCAATGTACTCAACCTGTGCGCTGCTCATGTAGTTGTACATGCGCTGCGCGTCTTTCATGCTGCGCGTGTGACCCTTGCGCTCTACCTTGCCGTCGATCACGATCTCTTCGCCGATGACGCGCACGATCGGGATATAGCGTCCCGCCCACGGCTTCTCGTCGATGATCTTGTCGCCAGCGATCAGATACCAGGTGATTTGCGGCTGGCTCACCGGGCGCTTCTGCACGCTCGGATCGTTCTCGATGACCTTGCGCTCTTCCGGGTCTTCGACTTCCGACAGCATCATCGGGCCGTTGACCGGGTGATTGATGAGCGTGTCGGTCTTGGTCGTCTTGCGGAAGTATTCGCAGACGCGAATCTTGTCCTTACTGATCCAGTCATTGCCCGTCGAGTCGTCGCCGAACACGACGCTCTGCGCTTCTTCGCCCGGATAGGTCGCCTCGAATTCGGTCTTGCTCATCTGCTCGAACACGAATGCGAACTTCATATCCGAGCCGTCAGCCGACTCAATATCCGGATCGGTGTAGACCGTCAGCGGGTTCTTGACGCGACGCAGGAAGATTTCCTGATCGAACGAGCCGTCATGCGCGTACTCGCACACCACGCGCCAGTAGCCGAGCCCCGCCTGAACAGCAAACTCCGTCGCAGTGTCGTACACAATCTCGGCGTGCGAGTTGTATTCGATGTGGCGAACGATGCCGTCGAGAATCTTGGCAATCTCAATGTCAGCCTCGCCATCGACCGGCAGCGTCTTGACGCTCGGCTTGTTCTGCTTCGCATCGTTGATGATCTGCAGATTGTGCTGGCGCGTCTTGTTGATAGTCAGGCACGGCCGCTGGTCGCCGTCCCGCGCGTTGCGGATCTGGTCGGGCCACTGCCAGCCGTTGTCAGCGTCGCCATTGGCAAACTTCAGGTCTTCAACGAAGCGCTTGCGGAAGTCGCTCTCTGCTTCCTCACAGCGTGCGAAACGCTCTTTCGCCTCGCTGACAATCTTCGCTTTCGGATCTTCTTTCGGCTTTCGCGCCATATCATCCCATCCAGGCGCCACCACCTATCACGGTGCGGCGAATCGTCGGTTTCGGTTGTGGTTTCGGAGCCTTTCCGGCGCGTCGTGCGCCCTCACAGGCGTACCGCAGCGCGTCGATGACGTGGTTGTCCTTGTCCTCGAGAATCGGCAGGATGGCGCCCGTCAGCGGGTCTTCCTGGTACTTGTAGAGCGTGAGCTCGTCGATCAGGTGTTTGCAGCGCGGGTGAACAATGATGTCGAACGACTTGAGGAATTCAACGCCCTCTTCCAGCGATTTCGCGCCCTTGATGGCCGGCCGAATCTTCGGGAAGCCGTTCTTCTGCATGTGGCTGATCGTTTCCGGTCGCGCAGAGTCAGCCGTGATCGGCCACTTCTCAGCATCAGGAACGCCCATGAACAGTTCAGGCAGGTTCACGATCTCGCAGCCGACCATATACGCCTCATAGTCGACATACAGGCGATTGCCCTCTATATCGCATCGAATCAGCACGGACGGATCGACCGAGAAGCCCCAGTCCGCACCCAACCGATGAATGGTGCCGCCCGGCCGTTCGAATTCCTCGATGCGCCAGTTCTTGAACACGCGCGCTTCGCTGTTCTGCTGGTATGCGCCAAGCCAGATATGCGCGTACTTATCCGGGTCGCGCCGCTTGTCGTACTCCATTTCAATGCGCAGCTCGTCAGGGAGCCACGGATTGTCCATGTAGTTCGCCTCGACCACGACAGCCCCAGGCGGCGGTTCTTCACCACGTAGCAGCGCGTCTACCGGGTCCGTCGACTCGCGCGGGTTCCACGAAAACCATAGTTCGGAGCCTGGCTTACGAATGGTCGGGCGCAGCAGGTCAAGCGATCGCTGGCTCAAGCTCTGCGCTTCCTCGACCCATGCGATGTCGAAGCCTTCGAGCGACTTGATCGACTCTGCGGTATGGTTCTGCATACCCTGGAACATAATCAGGCCGCCATGCGTCGACTTGATCTGCGCATCCTGAACGTCGAAGTAAGCGCCGGCGTTCAACGCCTCGATCTTGCCTTCCAGTAGCTTCTTGACCGATTGCTTGAGCGACTTCTGCACTTCACGCACGCACACAGCGTCCGTCTTTTCCATGATGCTGCGCTCGATCAGCATTTCGCCGAAGAAGTGCGATTTGCCTGATCCTCGCCCGCCGTGACCACCCTTGTAGCGAGCAGGCCCGAGCAGCGGCACGAAGACTTCAGGCGTCTGAATTTGGAGGATTGACAATTACGCGCTCGATCTTGGTTATGGCGATCGGGTCGCCGTCCTTGCCGGACATCTCAACCGCCTGCGTGGACTTGCCATAGCCGCGGTCAAGCAACTCTTTCGCCGCC